TGAGAAACACTCCCTGCTTGCGGGCCAGTTTGTCAAATCAGCCATCTTTGTTGCTGTGGAGGGAACACCATTGGTTAATGCCCAAAACTGAGGGTCATCAAACCCATTAGCCATGACCAGAATCCCACCTATAACGGTAGAAGTCCATCCCTCATCAGCCGTTGCACTATAATCACCAGATGTTCTTGTTATATCAGTCCATGAGGTTCCGTCATGTACATGAATCTTGGCAAGCCCCGCTATGATCCAGTAGGCGCTAGTTCCTGCCTTCAACTGTACGATATGGTAGGGCGCAACAGGGCAGGTAGCCATAACCTCCACATAACCCGGAGCCTTCACTATTGCCCCATGTTCCGCTCTTATGTTATTACCATCTGACCAGACATTAGGGGGCAGTTGCCAAGGGTTTATGTCCTTGACTATCCCTACCTCACCTACATTCTCTACGGGAATTAGAGCCACTATTCATACCCAGCATGGTAAGGATCAGCCTCTGCATCTGGTGCAACAGGCCAGCCCCACGTTGATTTATCCACTGTTCTCTGGTGATTCTCTGTCTCTGGGCCTATCACTTCCTCCTCATCCACATAGGTGCTGACATAGCGCACTTCTGTGACTGGATGATTCTGGAATGCCCTTACGCTATACATGTCAGTCAGTGCCTGTATGGTTCTTTCCAGTTCGTTGCCATGATCTCTGACTGCACCGCGCCACGTTTTCCACGCATCACCGGCAACCTTGTAGCCTTCCTGTTCACGAATGATGCGCCAGTCGGATGGGGCTAGAATGGATGCGACATAATCTTTAACCTTTGAGATCAGTTGTTCCTTGATCGGCTCGACTTCCTTCTCAGTCTCAACGTAAGAGATTACCCATTCACCATCCACCAGTTCATAATTCTCAGCACCAGTGTTGAAGTAACGGCTGTCAGGTGTGACAACCCGCGCAGGTCGTATACCAATATTAGCCAGCTCATCCTTAGACCATAGCCTAAAGATATTCTGGGGATGGTTTACCCCATCCTTGGAGATGGGACGAGGTGTCTTGATTACACCAAATGTTTCTGAGTACCACATAAATTACCTCGCGTTAGCTGTTTTGAATGGTGATTCGGCAAATGCTATGTATAGATATGTTTCAGCAACGTTGGGATCAGTTGCGATTCTATTTTTGAAACCGTTGGATAATATATCAATGTAATCTGTTGTTGATTCAACCGTCGTATCATTTGCAATAAGAGTGTCATTATCGACATTGTAGCCTTCTCTCTTATCATCAAACATCTGCCAGTCGCTTGTACTGTCTATGGATTTGGTCATAACAAACGCTGGTCTGAACCCAGTATAAATAAATGATCCATTGACATTCCCATTTCCCTCGTAGATATTTATCTTTGAATACCCTTCTATTGAATGGAAGCAATAGGCTATATAGTCATCAGTATCATTTACCAAATTAGAAGTTCCTATTGTAAATACAGTTGCTGTAGGAGCAGTATCGTTCCAAATACCAACATCATCAGCGGCGGCGGCATTAGTATTTAAGATCATATAGTCTGTAAAATCCATTCCTTTGCTGCTACCAACAACCCAATTCTCTGCTGCATCCCTATTTTTAACCATCACTAATTCGGGTGCTTGGCTTAACCCATGTCCTATAGTCGCGCTAGACCCACCATCACCTGTATAACTAACTATCGAAAACCCAGCCGTAGTATTGGCACTTACTGTCGAGCTGATGGTCCCGTCTGTATTAGCTGATCCAGAACCATTTGCTTTCCAGTTCCATGCAACCATACCAGCACCAGTTGTATCGCTGTAGTTGGTATCTGCACCAACAGTAAACCCATCTGTACCAAATGCGGTTAACCCAGTGCTATCAGTAGTTTCGGCATTAGATGAATCAGATGAGATTGCCTTTGTTACGCCACGAACAGCATCTGTCCATTCGTGTTCGTAAGCACTGCCTCTGGACTTAACCCATACAAGATCAGGCTGGGAACCAACACCTGTTTTAGCACCAGCACCATCGTCATAGAGTATCGTATTAAAATGATCTGTCGGATCGGCTATCTCAGGTGTGGACATATTCGATGTGCAGAGAGCAAGGAATCCAGTAGGTGGAGTATAATAGAAGTCCCCTTTATTATTACCATCCTGATTACCTTGTGCGGTTTTATTTCCAGCGAATGAACTGTCTTGACCAAAATTAGCAACATAAGTTCCATTGTTTAAAAAGAAAAATGGTATTACAATTGAAGCAGAGGCTACACTACCACTAAAAGCAATAGAACCTTGTGAAGTGTTATTCTTATAAAAGGTAACTGTGCTGCCATCCATATCCAGAGCAACACCCATAATATCTGGATCAGTATAGGAAGCACCATAACTAGTTGCTGTACCATCTATTCTTTTATAACCATCTCCTCTGTAATAGATACCATTCCCTGTTTGTGGGTCTATTGTTTTCGCTTGAACCTTATCCATACTTTCTGGAATAATACCTATATATTGATCCCCACTACCAGACTGCAGGTCTATCTCCCAATACCACTTACCACTAGCAACTGATATCGTTCCACCAATACTCTGCATAGTAGTTTCATTACCCATTACAGCTTTTAGATTACCTTCGGAATAAGTAACACTATTATAAGGTAGTATTAAAGGATTCAAAGTACAGAAGTTGTTAGTAGGACTGTCCTGCATCTGGTCAGTAGCCAGAAGGTTTATTACATCAAAATCATTGTTGTTTCCACTGTAATCTTTTCCGATCCCGTTCACAGATTGTGCGGCATTTAGAAAAACAGTAGAAGCATTATCACCATTGAAATGCATGAGGACTAAAGTATCATCATCTACAGAAAACTCAGAGGTTGCTACTGAAAAATTTCCCGAATACCTTGACGTTTTACCAAATCTAAATTCGTCTATGTATCCTTTCCATCCATCGGAAGTACCTTCTCCTCCAATCGAGAGTTGACCGGCGCTTGAAAAATCAGTAGTTAGAGTTTGAGAGGTGGTTCCAGAGGATGCATTAGTTATGGCTGATCCATCAAGATATATTGATAAAGAACCACTTGTTCTAACAAATGCCCAATGATGCCAGTCTGAGTCTGTAGACCAGCCCCATGCACCTGACGAACCTAATGCATATACTTGATCAGAGTTTGCATCATTCATGTAGATTGACCATTGATTTGCGCTTGACACATCATTAAGAAATCTGCCATTATCATCACTACTACCTTCATACTTGAACCATCCTTCAAAGGTAAAATCACCTGTCCCTAACTTAAAATCATTTGATTCTTCAGCCTGTGCATGATCCCCAACGCCATCGCAATATAGCGAAGCAGTGCCAAACTTTTTCTCTGAGGTAGATAGTTGAGCATTACCTGTTGCAGAGAATCCGGTAGCGGCGCTAACATATTTCTGGTAGAACCCATTGGTTCCGTAACTTCCGTCATATTCAATAGGAACCCATTGGTTGGTTGCGGGATTATTTTTACCAAAGTCTGAGGCCGTCGCCTGAATCCCATCTAAAAAGTGGAACTCAGCAATGTACATAGATGGAGACCAGCGACCAATTGTATGGTAATCACCAGTTTGTCCAAAAGCTGTGTCATCATTTTGATTCGGTTGGAGTTCGTCCGAGAATGAGGTTAGCCGTTCACCATTGACATAAAGTATATATCTATTAGAAGAATCAGAAAGGGTGGTATCACAACCACAAACAACATGATACCAAGACGCTGGGTCTACATACATCGCACTACTGCTTAATACGGCTGCTGTCGCCATCCCATTAAATTGACAGACCAGAGACTCTTCCGGCGCATAAGAATTAGGATAAAACCTTAACCCGCCTCTAGGATGGCTGGTGCCTTGGGAATAATTTAGAAGGTGTTGCTCGCTAGTGTCGTCCAGTTTTGCTCGCTTTACCCAAACACTAATAGTCCATGTTCTCTGGTTTCCAGCCACAGAATATTGTTTTGACAAATAAGAATCGATTTCATTTGAAATATGCAACGACTGGTCTATCGTATACGCTTCTGCTGCGCCGCCAGCACCCAGAACAAGATTAGCTGACATTCAGTTGTCGCCCCACTTCCAGCATGTTGGTTCCGTCTGAGCGGAATACAAATATGTCCTTGGCTGATGCCGTAGTCGTCAGTGTCGGTGCGGACGCAGCCGCCCACTTGAATACTGAATTCCACGATCCAGTCCTCGATCCAGTTCCGTCCTGAATCACAGTAACCGAATAAAAGCCACCATCAACCTGATTAGTTGGTGCACTGAACGTGGTATTGGCTGTCAGCGTCACATCACATACCTGATTGGATGCTGTATCCCAAGTCTGGGTTGCGTTGTATGTTAAAGATGTAGAGTTGAAGTTCTGTGTCTTTGTCCACTCTGCTCCAGTAGCCAGCTTGCCTACACCCGCTCCCAGCTTGGATGCAGCTATTGCGGCATCCGATTTAATATCAGCATTGACAATAACATCTGAAGCTATAGCTACTACACCAGCATTAGTCATCGAAACATCACCGCTTAATGCAGCAGCCGTAAAACCTGTGCCATCACCAATCATTATCTGGGTGGTTGTCAAGGCAAGATCGGATGGAACACCTGAAGAATTAGCGTTTCTGACTTTAACGGTATTAGCTGACATATCAGCTAACTTGGCATTTGTTATCCCGGCATCCGGTACAGTTGCAACCTTCCAGTCAAACCCATTGGTTGCCGTGGAGTCTGCTGTTAAAACGTAAGCATTTGTACCAACTCCGAATCTTGTTTCTGAATCTGCCGTATTGTAGGCAAGCAAATCGCCCTTAGTTGTTAATTTGTCATCACCAACTATATTTACCTTCTGCCACTCACTAGATGCAGATGAATATTTTAAGTATTGGTCATTAGCTACAGTGGTTGAACTTATTGGCTCACCCTGTATTTTGGTGACTGTTACCACTCCAGCATTTGTCATGGTGGCATCGCCAGACACAGCGGCAGCAGTGAATCCTGTTCCATCACCAATCAGTATTTCTGTGGTGGCTAATGCGACATCGGAGGGTACACCAGAAGAGTTAGCATTTCTTACCTTAACGGTGTTAGCCGCCATATCAGCTAACTTAGCATTGGTTACCCCTCCATCCGTAACATTAACCGTAACCGTAGTGCTTGACGCCGAAGTATCAAGGCCCGATCCACCAGCCACTGTGAGAGTCTCAGAGTCGAGATCAATGTCAATAGTGCCGCTGTCAGAGATAATATCCAAGTCTTCAGCAGTGAGTTGTGTATCCACGTATGCCTTGATTGACTGTTGGGTGGCAAGTTTGACCGCTGAGTCTGATGCCATGTTATCTTCATCTTTAATCCCCGTTACGGTTGCACCATCCGCATTGACATTAAGGCTGCTGACCACAGCGGTGGACGCAGAGGTAGCGCCTATGGTTGTTCCATCTATCGCACCCCCATCTATATCTACTGTATTGTTGGCGGTTACGGAAACTGGCAATGTTATCCAAGCACTATTGGCTTCATCCCTCAGTTTGAGCAAATTTGCAGTTGTGTCAAACCAGACTAGTCCAGCGGATATTGATGTAGCTGGAGCGGTTGCACTGGTGTGTATCGCATTAACAGCTATGTCAACAGAGGGGAATGATTGTTTAACAACCTTCTTTATCAAACGTAGCTGGTCATCGCCCTGCGATACAGAATCACTCGCTGTAGGATTAGTTATTACTAATTCGTCAATATAGTTCGCAGTTTCTAGGGCCATTACGGATACCCTCCTGTATTCATAACCCGCATCCCAGAGCCTGAGTGCCGATCTTTGTTATCTTGGTGTTGTATGTCGTCTATGGCCTGTTTGAAAGCTGTCGCCCATAACTGAACCCGTTGGTCATTCATCAGGAACGGCTCTGCCTCCAACAATACACCGTATAAATATACGTCTGGGTTGTTGGTAAGCATCTCACTGGTGGTTACTGAGTCGGACAGGGCGGTGAAAGTCTTGTAATAAAGCATGGACGTAGTGTAAACTGCATCAGGGTTTGGCCCTAACCTTACGTTATCAGCTATGATTGTGAACACTTCTGGCTTTCCCCTTCCGCTTCCAGCCCATATCCTCGTCATCATTTCCGGCGTAATGTAAGCCAGTGGCGTTAATGGGTCAGTCGTGAGATGAAACTCCTTCATCTGCACAAATCCGGTAGGCAGGGAATATTCTCTTGTTCCAGCAGAGGTAGAGATAGCTGTAGATACAGTCTCCATATCCCTTGTACGGAGAATACGATTAAACCTAGCCTCGCATAGACTTATAAATTCTGGTATGCGATCAGTAAGATCATCACGATCCAACCAATTAGCCGCCGCAGTCTTTAGAGTTGCGTAGGTATCTATAGCCATTTATCTGCTCAGTTCAGTAATATAAACCGATGATGTGCCTGTTCCAGTAATCGCTGCACACTTATCTAATTCACTTACACGAAACCAGTAAGGAGTACCAGCAGCTATATAAGTTGAAGATGTAGCTGCTGTTGGCGTTGTGTCGAATGCAACAAAACAAGCAGCAGTAGCTGTTACCATAACGGTCTGCACTTGAGTTGCAAATGCGGATGTTCTGGTTGCGCCACTGGATGTAGTTGCGGATAAGGTATGCGTTGTTAGCGGATGCCAAACATTAGCAATATCAATGTTACTCATATCTTTTTCCTATATGTTGGTAGGTGCTACTTTGAAGTATTTATTATCGGGATCGTTAAGATAACGAGCAAGCAATTTGGAGTCTTTTTCAATAGCCCCATTCGTGTCTTTCATCCACTGTTCCCATATATTAAAAGGAACAGAGGCTGCATGATGCCACTCCCCGCGCTTGCCCACGGA